CTCCGCCACTCCTTCGCCGCTCGACCCCCGGCTGGTCAAGCAGGGGCAGGACTGGAGGACGCGCAATCGCTGGTTCGACCCTGCGGCAAAGGATTCCGACTCGCGCATCGCGATGACGCTCGATAAGGCGCTGGCCGACGAGGGTTGGGACCCGACGACCCGTGAGTACTGGCAAGAATTGGACGTTCGGGTGCAAAAATACTTGCCCCATCGGGCAACCGGTGGTAAGATGAAAAATACTAAGCCGCGGCCTACCGTCGCCGGGGCTGGTCGAGAGTCGGGAGGCGCCGACTCGGGAAAAACCTACCGCCTTTCATCTGACCGGGTGCAAGCCTTGAAGGATGCGGGCATTTGGGACGACCCGAAGCAGCGCGCCGAGGCGATCCGCCGGTTCCGTGAATACGACAAACAACACCGCGCTTAATGGAGAGCGATCAGAATGAGCGAAAACAAAATGATGGGCGGGGATGAGCGACTGAAGAAGTCGTCGGGTGCCGCCGTGCGCGCAGATCGCGATGAAGCAGATGCTCAGCGGGTGGAACAAGACGGTACTGCCCTGACCATGGAAGAACGCCGTCGTCTGATGCGTTCTGAGTGGGTTCAGGAAGTGCTTCCCACACCCCCCGCGCGACCCGGTTGGCATTTTTGCTGGCTCAGCACGACCAATGCATCGGACCCGATCCATAAGCGCATCCAGCGTGGCTATGAGCCCGTTCGCGCTGCCGAGATCCCAGGGTTCATGCAGTACAAGGTCGACCAGGGCGAGTACGAAGGTTGCATCGCATGCAACGAGATGCTTCTTTTCAAACTTCCGCAGGAGTTGTACGAGGAGTACATGATGTACGTACACCACGACCGCCCGCTGGAAGAGGAAGAAGTGATCCTCGACAACGCGAAGCCCACCGGGGAAGACACGAACGGGCGTCCGTTGGGCCAAGTCGAAGGTTTCGAGACCTTGGGCCGACGCGTCCGCAAACCCACTTTCTGATCTGAGGAAATAGGACATGGCAACTACTGCCCAAACCTACGGCCTGATCCCGGCATACCATCCGTCGGGTCAATCGCGTGCCACCGAGTACACGATCGCCTCCACCTACACCACCGCCATCTACCAAGGTGCACTCGTCAAGCTCGTGACCGGCGGCGGTATCGAGAACGGCGACGGCTCGACCGATGCCATCGGCGTTTTCGCCGGCTGCAACTACGTCGACCCCACCGGTAAGCCGCGCTTCAGCCCCAACTGGCCCGGCCTGAGCGGCTGCACCAACATCCGCGCCCGTGTCTACGACGACCAGCAGAACGTCTTCCGCGTCGGCGTTTCGGCCAATGCTTCCGGCTACACGCTGGCGGCGATCGGTGATCAAGTCGATCTGGCCAACAACACCGCGGGTTCGGCGGCTACTGGCCGCTCGACGGCCTCGGTCGCTTCCGCCGCGGTGGGCGCCGGCACGCAGGCCCAGCTGCGCGTGGTGGGTTTTGTCGGCGGCGAGCCGTACGACGCCACCACCAACCCGTTCCCGGAACTTCTGGTGCAGATCGCGCAGCATCAGTACGTTGCCGACAAAGCCGCCATCTAAGGAGGACTGAAAAATGGCAGGTACTATCATGCGTTCGGAGCAGTTCCGCTCCATCGTCGAGCCGATTCTCAACCAAGCGTTCGACGGCGTGTACGAGCAGCGCGCCGACGAATACAAGCAGGTGTTCTCGGAAGAGAACGGCACCCCGCGCGCCTACCACGAAGAGCCGGTGCTGTACGGCTTTGGCGCCGCGCCGAAGCTGCCGGACGGCCAGCCGGTCACCTATGACGAGGGCGGCGAGCTCTACGTCAAGCGCTACACCTACGACGTCTATGGTCTGGCGTTCGCGCTGACCAAGGTGCTCGTCGAGGATGGTGACCACATCCGCATCGGCTCGACCTACTCGAAGCATCTCGCTCAGTCGATGAACGAGACGCTGGAAACCGTCACCGCCAACCACCTGAACCGTGCTTTCAACAGCTCGTATGTCGGGGGTGATGGCGTGGCGTTGGTCTCGGCCAGCCACCCGGTGATCGGCGGCATGCAGAACAACGTGCTCACTTCGGCCGCGCTGTCGCAAACGTCGCTGGAGCAGGCGATCATCACCATTCGCCAAGCGCAAGACTCGCGTGGCAAGAAGATCCGCCTCACGCCGAAAAAGCTGATCGTTCACCCGTCCAACATGCTGCAAGCGGAAGTTCTGCTCAAGAGCGTTCTGCGCGCCGGCACGAACAACAACGACCTGAACCCGATCAAGTCGTCCAGTTCGCTGATGGATTCGGCGGCGGTGATGTCGCGTCTCACCTCGGCCACCGCGTGGTTCGTCCAGACGGATGCCCAGAACGGCCTGAAGGTGCTGTGGCGCCGTAAGGTCGACAAGGGTATGGAGGGCGACTTCGAGACCGACTCGACCCGCTACAAGTCCACGATGCGCTTCGGGAGCGGATGGACTGACTGGCGTGGCATCTACGGCAACGCCGGCGCCTAACCGCGACCGACCTCCCCAGGAATACTCCCGAAGTCAATAGCTTCGGGAGTATTTGCATGGACACTTGAAATCTGTCGTGATAATATAAACTAGGTTTTCTAGGAGATTCAAATGGCCACCTACATGCAAGGCGCTATCAAGAGCGGCAGCACCCCCTCCGAGTACCAGAACGTCGGCTACGCGACCTTCTCGCAGTCGGCTGTCGTCACCACGCAAGCGCAGTACCGCCTGACCGTCCTGTACTCGCCCAAGGACTAATCGACCATGGCCACGTCGGGTACCATTGCCACGACGGTGATCAAGACTTCTCGGCTTATCGAGAAGGCGCTGCGCCGCTGCGGTATTAACCCGGCGTCGGCCACCGTCGAAACGTTGGACACGGCCCGCGAGGACTTGTTCATGCTGATGATGAGCATGAGCAATCGCGGGCTGAACCTCTGGTGCGTGGACCAGCAAACTGTGCAGCTGGTAGCCGGGCAGGCCACTTACCAGCTGCCTGCCGGCACGCTGGACGTGTTGAATGTGCTGCTGCAAACCCCGCAGGACGGCGGCGGTTGGCGGGACTTTCCGCTGTCGGCCTATAACCGGGACGAGTATGCGTCACTCCCGAATAAGTCGCAGGCGTCCACGCGGCCGACTTGTTATTGGTTCGAAAAGCTGCGGGTCCCCCAGCTGACCTTGTGGCCCGTACCTTCCGATGACACCCGGCGCCTGTTGGTGTTCCGTCACCGCCAGATCCAGGACGTCGGGGCGTTGACCGAGGAGCTGGAGATCCCCTCTCGCTGGCTGGAGGCCATCTGTTGGCAGTTGGCGTTGCGTTTGGCGTTCGAACTCCCCGAGGTGAAACCCGACCGCGTGGCAGCGATTCAGGCCATGCGGCAGGAAATGACCATTGAAGTCGAGGGGGGCGAAACCGACAGCGCCCCGGTCTATTTTGCACCCACTATCGGGGTCTACACACGATGACTGTCGAGAGCATGACCTTTTCCTCGCTGGTGGAGGACGTCAAGAATTACGCCGAGCGTTCGGACCAGCCGTTCGCCAACCAGATCCCGCGAATGGTCATGTTGGCGGAAAACCGCATTGCCACTGAGGTCAAGGGGCTGGGGCAGGTAAAGTTCGTCACCGGGCAGTTCACCGCCGGCAGTGGGGTTATTCCGAAGCCCGCCCGTTGGCGAGAAACCGTGGCGGTATCCTACTCCGTCGGAGGTCGCGTCGAATTCTTGCGCCAGCGGGGCTATACGTTTTGCCGCAGCTATTGGCCGGACGGCACCGCAACCGCGCCGCCCGAGTACTATTGCGACTATGACTACGAACACCTGCTTGTGGTCGGTACGCCGGATGAAGATTACCCGTTCGAAATTTGCTATTTCGAGCGTCCGCTACCGCTAAGTACGGCGGACCAGACCAACTGGACCACCCGGTACGCGCCGCAGCTGTTGCTCTACGCAACGCTCTTGGAGGCGCAACCGTTCCTGAAGCGTCCGGAGCGCATCGCAGAATTCCAGGCATTGTTCGACCGCGCCGCCGCTGCGGTAAATAACGAGGCCCAACGTCGTTTGCAGGGCGATAACGCATTGGTGAGGACCGTAGGATGATCAACGACCTTATTGCCCGCGTGTTCGAAGCACGCAACGTGGCGCACCTCGAACACTGGAACACCGGCAATTATGCGGCGCACCGGGCGCTGGGCGACTTTTACGACGAAGTGATCGACCTTCTGGACTCGCTGGTCGAGGCGCACTCGGGTGCGTTCGGCAAAGTGGGTAAGGTAGAACTCGGCGCGCGGCAAACTAAGCCGTGCGTCGCACTGCTGGGCGAGCACGTGGTGTGGATCAGCAAACACCGCGAGCACATCGCGCAGGACGTAGCGGCACTTGAAAACATCGTCGACGAGATCGTGGCGCTGTACCTGCGCACCCTGTACAAACTGAAGGAGCTTTCCTAATCATGGCACGTACTTCTCCCAGCCCCAGCTATCCGATGTTTCCCCGAGGGCATGTTCTCGACGCCGCTGTCGGCTTCCGGCCTCTACCCCGCCACTCACTACATCAGCGCCGGCCTGATCGCAGAACCCTTCGCCGCCATCCTGCCGCTCGACATGCCGGCGACGGAAGGCACGGAAGCGCAGCGCATCCCCGGCCACCCCGAAGCGGTGCTCGCCGCACTGCCCGAGGACTACGCGCCCATGCCGACACTGGCCGAGGTCGAGGCGCTGTTTTCCGGAATCCACATCACCGCAGGCGACCCACTTGCACGCATCGCGCAGCTCGGGCTGTCGCTGTGCGCGGAGCCTGAGATCGGAGAAGGGGGTGCCTGATGCGCCAAGTCATCATCGCCCTGGACCAGCTCGCCAACGCCATCCTCGCCGGGCACGCCGACGAGACGCTCTCCGCCCGCGCCTACCGCCTCTCGCGCGACCGTGGCCGGGACTGGCCGCGCCGGGTGATCGACGCGCTGTTTTTCTGGGACGAAAACCACTGCGAGAACGCGCACCTCTCGGAGCTTTTGCGGCGACACCTGCCGCGCCAGTATCGACGCCACGACACGACATGACGACACAAGGATCGCCCACGATGAGCCAGACCGCCCAAACTGCCGCCGAGACGGCCGCCGCCGCCACTGCGACGAAGGTCGCGCAAACCGCCACCTTTGCCGGCTCCGGCGCCGCCGTGTTCTTCGGGCTGACCGCGAACGAGTTGGCCGCCGTGGGTGGCTTGATCCTGGGCTTCCTTGGCCTCGTGGCCAATACCGCGATCACGATCTATTTCAAGTCGCGCCACCTCAAGCTGGCGCAGCAGCAGGCGAGGGCGGGCGATGATCAAGCGTAATGCCATCGCCGCGCTGTCGCTCTCCGCGGCGACGCAAGGGCAGACCTACGACTGGTTTGGGTTGGTTGGCTCGCAAGTCTTTAACCGGGGCATCAACAACAAAGGCGCGGCGTTCTGCTCGGAGTGGAT